TGATTGGAGTTGTGCATCATCTCCAACAAAACGGACTACGGCAAGCGCAAACTCAGTACCAGCACCGCCAGCCGCACCAGCAGACTCAGCCATTTACTTCCCCTGTTGAGGAATTGGTTGTAAAGAATCCAACCAATTTCCTATATTCTCAGGTTGAACAACTTTTATACCAGACGCTTCACTCATATTCTCTTCAGTCAACTCTTCACCACGAGCCTGTAGTGCCCACATGTTCAACAATGATCTTTGGTCATCTTTGTCAAGATGAACATAACCAAACACCATTGCATTTGTGAGACGTTCTCGCGCATCGTTGCGTAACGACGCTTCAAGATATGCCGCCACACAACGCGGTGTCATTTTCATCAACTCACGGTGAGTCCACCCGAACCTGCGACTAGCAAGTGCTAACTCGTCAAAGATGCCGAGTCCGCTACCGCCGCCGCCTGCTGAGGGTTTTCTCCTGAACTCATTGCTCCATTGAGAAAGTCAACTAGATTTCGATACGTCATAGTATTCAAAATATCATCCGTCAATGTAGGAGCAATTGATTTGATTTGTCGGCGCATTTTTACCATAAGATCAGGCAATGAAACAGTTTCGTCTGGTTTTCCTGTAGCCGACCTAGCGGTATCCATCAAGTCAATCATCTGTTCGTAGTTTAGGTCTACGACACTCATGATTGGATATTCCACCGGAGGATCGCCATAGATAACGTAACCACGAGGCACTGGCTTGAGAGTTGTCAAGTCTTTGAGTAGCATAGAGGCTCCTTCGTTCAGTTCAACCGCCTGTTCATGGAACATGAACGGCTAGAAAAGTTGAACATTGATGGGTACTACTTCCGCGTTATTACCGAAGCGCATAGCGTCTCGGTCTGGAATTACGCGGCCCTCCAGTATTGCGTGTATCTTATGTATCAGCAGCAGCAGTGCCGAATGGACCCGTAGGATACTGAACATCGGTTCCAGTTGTAGCATACGGGTTCTTGTCACCTAGATACATCCAGCGACCTGTTGCATCCGAAGGCCACGCATCAAACATGATTTCCACGATACGCTGAGCCGTAGGAGAGAACGGAATCTTTACCGCTGAGTCAGACGGTGAAGCATACGGAATCACGTAAATCTTAGTCGTGTCCGTTGTCTCAACACCACCAACAAGCGAGACGATTCTCAGTTCTTTTGCCTGATCTCTGGCAGACAAACCCACCTTGTTCTTGAAGTCCAATCGAGAACCGCTAATACCAGACACCAGCCCGCTATTGAGCAAACCAGTAGCCATCTTCGTTAGTGACAATTCCTTCAAAGGCACCTTGACTGAAACTTTACCACCAGTTACTATTTTATCAAGGTCAGCCGTACCAGCTTGAGCGCCAGTAAGACCTGAAGCCGTAGTAGCGATTTCTACTTCGAGCGCATCGCTAAGATAACCAAGATGCACACTGTCGAAATATACGTTCGCTGGTCCCATCTGTAGTTTTGTGCGGTCTACCGTTCCTGTCAGAGCCATCTTTTTCTCCCTTATTGCCGCGTGTGCGGCGATGTGTTACTTCAGACTGTACGCTAACACGCGGAATGTGAGCATCTTCCGCTCTACGTCGCCATCATTCACAGGATCATCACGCCAGTCAGTGCATTTGATAAACGTGACGTTTGCTGCTCCATCACCAATTACACCAAACGGCTTTAGATTGAGCGTGTTCAAGATGTGTCCCATTATCAAATTTGAATCCTCTGCCCAAATATCTACCTGATACGTTATGTCCATCAGTGGAACTATGTCGTCTGGATTTCCACCAAAATCAAAGTATGTAACTATCGGATAATCAGTAGGTTGTACAACGCTTTTACGATACCGACGTGCTATCTTTTCTATGTCTCCACCTAAACAAGACATGAGTGCAGAGTTTTGTCTAAGACGTTTTACAAATTCTGCACGTATAGCATCTATAGAGTCATAGGTTTCAACCGTATCAACATCAACAGAACTTCGCAGTGTAAGTGCTGGCATTAGATTTTACCGCTTAGCGCTTGTCGAATAGTCCTAGAAGCAATTGGAAGTGCTGGCCTCCAGTATGGACGTGGCAAGATTGTGACGTTATGATACCGACCAGCCCGTGTCGTTCCAAACTCAAGAGCAAGAGCGTACTTTTTTGCTACTTGCGACGTTATTCCAGCTATTCCCTCTTTCCAGCTTAGCGCAGCGCCAGCAACAGAATCCACCAGCGTCCTACTGTCTATAGCTGGAGGCTCACCCGGAGCAGACGCTTGATAAAAACGGTGTGTCTTATTGCTCCAATAAGTTCTACCTGATGGTTCACCGTTCTCCATCATCTGCCGAACCTGTCCAGCATACGTTGATACACACATGGTCATCAGTCCGAGAGCCTTTGCCTCAAACGCTTTTTTCCAAGCAGGATTGATTGTGAAATCAATAGCCACTGTTATGCACCCTCATGTGCCATTTCTCGTACCCGTAATTCCAAGTGGTGCCCTGTCTCATATCCGGGTGTTACAACATTGCTTTCTGAATACACTTCATACGTTTTTCCACGAGTAGCAGAAACTAAACGGTCTCCCTCTCGAATATCTTGATCCGGTTCAGCAAAGAATCTCCATTCGTAGATAGGTAGAAATCCTCTATCTTCCCATGTTGATCCACCAGACCCACCAGACTTTCCAGACTTCGATCCACCAAATGCTTGGAAGAGACATGGCACATCTGTTGCCACGGTTGCAAAATGCCTTTTCTGTCTACCTGTTGGTGTACTTACTATGTCCTGAGTACGCTTCACATCACAAACCTCAATTAGCATATCCTCGAATGACATAACTACACCGACCGCATAGAAGCAAGGCGAGAATAGTTTGCAATGATTTCATTCACAACTGGATCGCTTGAGAAACCCCAATAATTCTGAGCATTAGCCCCAAGTGAATAACTGTAACTACCAAGCGTTTCGCTCTGAAACATTCCATTACGCGGATTTACTTTTGTAAGAGGTTTCAATTTCTGAATAGCAAGCCTAAGAATTGCCTCTTTCACAAGTAACGGCGTTGCATGTGTATCTGTATCAACAAATCCAAAATCACCAGTCACAACGACGTTCTTTCTGCCCCAAGGCCAAATTGGAACAATGCCAGTTGGGTTCCACGGAGATGAATACCCGTAGAATGCACGATCCATTCTCGTCAATGGACCAGCAAACATTTCAAGCCTTGGAAACCACCAATCATCACCCTCTTCATCGTTGTAGTTTACAAATGATCCACCGAACGGAGGATTACCGGGATCGGTTACTTCAATTACCGTCATCGTATCAACAGTAACACTCGTAATACTTAGTGCTGGCGCTGGTAATTCAAGTACCGTTGTTCCAGACCCGTCTATACGAAATGTAGTATTTGCACGGTAGTTGAAAAATAACAATGTCTGAAACTCAAAGTATTCTTGCGCGAGCGCGACAGCGCGTGTAACTCTTGCATCGTCTGCCATAGCAGTCGTCACACCTTCTGCTCGCATCTCTGCGACGGTCACATATGGATCAATAGCCATTATGCCGTCACCCTTTCTTGAATCTCAGTCCGTTCATTTACAGAAACAACAGTTGAAGAAAGATGAAATGCTTTTTCCCATTCACCACCTACAGCATCCATACTCGCGTGTGCGAGCGCCCACCTTCTGGCCTCTTTCCCCATCAGTCTCCTACGTTCTGGTTCTGCTATCATTGTTTCAATCGCATCTCTCCATGCCCTTGGAGAATTGCCTGAAATCTTCAAACCAGTTTCACCATCTCTTACGACTCTATATGGTCCAAAATCAGAAGCCACAACTGGCACACCAACAACAGCGTTTTCTACCAGTTTCACATCGCTCTTAGATCGGTTGAATACATGATGTGAAAGTGGAGCAAGTGCAATATCCAATTCTAACTGTGCTAGTTTATCGTAGAGTTTTTCTGGTTCTACCCATTGGTGAAATTCAACCTGTGGTCCAGTACGCCAACCAGCAGGCATTGATCCCATAAATACAGCCGTAACATTCGAGTGACTACGAAGCACATTTCTTAGCACTGGCATAACAACGGACAAATCACCATGATGTGTTGACGATCCGTGCCATCCAATCCGAATATCTGCTTTTGTACGAGGAAGTTTCGGCACCATGTCTAACGGTACGCCATTCCGTATCACTCGCACATTCGAGTTATATTTACTAACAATGTGTCCAAGGTATGGAGTAGTAACAACCACTTCATCCACAAGACGCATAGCGTTTTCCATTCCATTGATATGTTGCTCAGTGAAATGTTTTCCTAACGGATTGTATGCTGGTATGTTCCACACATCATCATCCAACTCATACAGCGTCCGTATTCCACGCCGATGCAAAACTTCAATAGCCAATACCAACATCGGTTCATATCCACGCTGAGTCATGTACGTTGTTACGTTTTTTAGGTCTCCGCGTTCCTCTGACACCATACCGTAAATCGTGCGAACGTCATGCCCTCGTGTTCGTAACCAGCGACATGGTAATTCCACCCTATACCATGAAGGGCCGTCACCGGGATGTCCACCACTAAGTAGCACACCCACTCATTCTCTCCAGTGGCAGGATTCGCACTGCCATAAGTCTAATGGATTTGCTTTTTCTAACTGACGATTACATAACGGGCAACGCCTAGTCCATATCATCTGTAACACACAAAAACCCGAAGCGGGATCACCGCTCCGGGTTCCCGGTTTCCCGGTGATGATTGCTAAAGAAGTTATTACTGATCTGTATACGTTGAAACTCTAACATCCAGCGTAGTTCCACTTGCACAAGTTGCCAACATTACCACTTTATCAACTGGCGCTGGAATCAAAAGTTGACCTTTCCCACCATTTGCTGCTAGTGATGCAAAAGTAGTTGTATCCAAGTCTACAAGATGGTTTACATCTGGCCCAACTTGAATCTTTGCAGCAGTCAAAGCGTTTGATGTACCTACGTTCTTTACATAGATACGACACGGGCCAAGTCCGTTACCGTCAATAGAAAATACGGTAGCAAGAGTCCCACTTGCTGATACTGCATCGGCGCTAAAGAGAAGAGGCGATGACACTGTTACACCTGATCGTCTGCGCCACCAGCACCACCAACCTGAACAGTAATTGTCCATGCCGTAAGCGTATCAGTTGCGAGACTTTCGGTAACATCTACAATCAGTGTTGTGTTAGAGTAACTTGTGACTGTACCCTTCATGTACTTTGTTGTAGGCGATGCTGTACTAGCTACCAGAATCGTCTGTCCTGCCTTGAAAGCCTTTCCGCTTTGCGTAGTAAACGTCTTTGCTCCAGTACCTATTGCAACAGATGACGTTGACGTACCTGAGTAACTTGGGTATGTCGGCAAGAAACTCCATGCGTCAAAGTCTCCACCAGCTACAGAATCAGCGAATGCATCTTCAAAACACCGAAGATACAAGTCATGAAGATCGCGTATAGGTGAACCCTTGATGTACGATACTTCTGGTACAAGTTCTGCTGCCGTCACTGCGTCCGCTAGGACAGATTCGAGCAGTGATTGAGTTGCTGCATCCATTGCCATGTGTTAGTCTCCCACTACGCCCACGGTAGAGCGCGACTGAGCCAGCACACAAACAGAGTATTACCGCTTGAAATGGATGACAACTGGAACGCATCTTCCTTGATGGCTGTTACGTTGCCAGTTACATCTGACGGAACGCCAGTATCAATTTCCATTACGAAAGCGATGGTATCTTCTGGCTCCATGCCAGATACCGTGATGTCTGATGCAGAACCAGCACCAGAAGCAACACTAAACTTCAGAACCCCACCGAGACCGCCAATGTCGCTCTCGGGGATATACACCTTGCCAGCAGTCAGCGCCATGTGCGAGTCTCCTATTTCTTTCGAGGTTGCGGGATCAAGTGGCAGGTTTTACCCTGCCACTTGTCTATATCGCTCAGAAGTTGGTACTAAGCGTTGTAGCCTAGAACCATTGCGAGGCCGTTGACAGTCTGGTAGTCCACACGAAGCGTCCATGTGTATTCCCATACGCGCTTGCGCTCGTTCTTCCAGATACCAAGGTTCACGTCGCGTCGGATACCGAACACGAGGTTGTCGGGGACAGTCAGGAGATATGACCCTGAAGGCATGTATGGCACACCGACTACCTCGATACCAGCATAGGACACGTTGCCGTCAGACTGGATGATGTTGTCACCACCGGGAGTCTGGCGCTGGCCCAACTGGTAGCGGTATTGGTCACGCGAATCAACAGACACAAAATACTTGAGGTTGTTGCGGTTTGCACGGAATTTCGCAGGCATCTTTTCAAGCATACCCTCGAAGATAGTACCACGAAGGTCAGTACCACCATTCGTGTCGTAGATGTTCGTTTCCGTATCTGCGATGGCAAGCGCGAGCCAGCCAGTTTCGATACTCAAGAATGAACCCGTAGAACCGTCTCCATTGATCGCCAAATCTTCCAGATCGTTAGAGAGTTGTACGCCGAACATTGACATGAGATGGTCTTGAAAACCCTCGCGCTCGATGTTATCCTCTAGGAAAGAGAATGTCACATCGGCAGGAAGGATGATCTCAGTCACAGTCAACTGCTTTTTTGCCGTACTGACGCCAACAGGAGTTGCCGTTGCGTCATTCTCAGTTGCCTTACGCAAAATACGTGTACCAACCGAAAGCTTATCTACGTCATGTCTGTCTGCTTGCATCCGAACTACTCGGATACCAGACTTGAACATGACAGACTGATCTACAACGTAGTCAATGAAACGATTAGCCTGCTCAGGATAGAGCCGACCGTTCGTTGCGATGTCAGAAGTCTGGATTGCGGCCTTCGTACCAAGCGCATTCGTGCGCTCCAGTAGACGCCGATTACCACCACCTAGAAGCTGTCGCATTGCTGTGTTCCTCCTGAAAGTTGAACGACCGTGAGTGGCGCGTCTGCGCCGTTACGCCTTGCGAACCAACTGTGGGGGCGTCAGCGTATCACCGAAAATATCGGCTGTCGTCTTACCACCACTGGCAGGACGCGCACCCTTGTCCTTATAGTTACTATGCTGATCGGAAGGCTTCGGCTTACCGTCAGCACCCTTTGCACCATCTACTTCTATAGAAGGATCGTCAGCCTCACCGACAGGAACGCCAAGTACAGCGTAAATGTTCGTGAGATGGCTGTCTACTTCGTCAAATGCCTTGTCAGTTTCACCCTTCACAGCAATCAGAGCCTTCACGCTTGATGCGAGACCCTCAACCTTGACGGCCTTACCGTCCTTGTCCTTGGTTTCGCTGTCATTCAAGGAACCCTCAACAGCACTGACGCGCTCTGCTAGTTCATCAGAAGCGTCAATCTGAGCGGTAACTTTGTCTCCGAAATCCTTGAGTGCCTTTTTCAGACCAGAGATTTCACCAACAACTGACTTGATCGTAGTAACTGCGCTCTTGATTTCGTCTACATCAAACCCCATTGCCTCAAACACAGCCTTCACCTGAGAATCAACAGCCTGCTTTAGTTCCTTCGCATCCATCTCAAATTCTCCCTTTTGATCCTCACTTGACTGCGAGGATGGTTTTACTGTTACCGTTTCTAGGCTTCCATCAATCCCGCCGCCAGTGAACATCTGCTTTATACGTGCGAACACTGAATCAGAAATACGAGTTATAACCTTATCTTCCATCATGGGCGGTTTCCCATCACCGTGATGGGCCTCATGCATCGTGATTACTTCATGAACAGCATCGCGGGCCTGTTTCAGTTTGTCTAAGTTACGCCCGCTGAGTACGCGACCGTCCTTGATAGCAGCTTCTTCAAGTCGGTTTGCCATTGATTTCACAACAGCCGCATCATACTGTGCCCCTAGAAAAACAAGAGAACATTCAAGCGATTCTGCTCTCTCACCATCAGCGCCCCTCTGATATTCAATGCAATCAGGTTCACCATTCATGCCCATATCTGGCATCGGCAATCCAAGCGGACTTGGATTTGTAGGGTAAACTGGTTGGCCGCTAGGTGACGCTTTATCCTCAGTATCCTCAGCATCTTCATCATAGATAGGGCAACGACATGGGGCATAGAAACCTATCGAAACCCACCTTGCTATGCCTGAGTCTATTTTAGTAATCATCTCGGCGCTTTCTTCTGAAGCCTTGGGCAAGTAACACTGACCCATGACCCAATTTACACCGCCGATATTTTCAACCCATGCACGATAGAAAAGACCTACACCGACTGGCCCCCACTGGTGAGCCTCTAACAAACCTTTACCG